GTTCAGAAGGCCGAGACACCCGACACCGTGCATGGTCGTCTTCTCGAGTCCGTCCATATCTCGGGCTACACGTTCGAGCGTGCGTGCGGCGAGTTGGAATGGTTACTGGATGGCGACCGCTGGAAAAAGATCGGGCGCGGGTATAAGCACATCGATGACTTTCTCGACACGCTGAATTTTGCGGAGTTCCGCATCGGCGTCGCGCAGCGCAAGAAATTGTCCGTTCGCCTAGCTGAATTGGGCGCCGGTCAGCGTGCGACATCACGCCTAGTCGGTACGAAAGAGATCACCGTTGCCCGTGACAAGGGAAAGCGACGTGGTGCGACAAATGTCGCATTAGACGAAGCCGATGCGCCGACGCTTGCGACAAATGTCGCACCGTCATGGTTTCAGGCCGACACTGACCCGTCTCGAGAAGCGAAGCGGGTTGTCAATCGCGAGCAGGCGCAGGCGGATCGCGCGGTCAATCGCGCGGCGGCCGCCGCAGCAGCGAAGGCGGCGCCGCCGGCTGACATCGACACCGCGATTCAACACCAGCCGTTCACGCTGGTCGCCGACGCGCTCGGCGCCGGTAGCGTCGACCTGATCTTTACCGACCCGCCGTACCACGACGCGACGTTGCCGATCTACGCCGACCTGGGCACGGTCGCGGCTAAGGTGTTGAAACCCGGCGCCAGCCTGATCACGTACACGGCGCACCATCGCATCCCCGAAGTCATCGCGATGTTGCAGACCGCCGGCCTCACGTTCTTCTGGCCGCTGGCCGTGGTCTACACCAGCGGCAACCTCGCGCGGATGACCGAGTACGGCGTCATCGTCCATTGGAAACCGCTGCTCTGGTTCGTCAAGGGACCGTTCCGGTCGCGCGACGATCTGCGGTTTGTGCATGACGTCATTGAGTCGCCGCAGGCCGAGAAGACCCACCACGTCTGGCAGCAGGAAATCGCGTCGGCGCGGTACTACATCGAGACGCTGACGCAGCCCGGCGATCTGGTGTTTGATCCGTTCTGCGGCGGCGGCACGACCGCGGCAGCGGCCCAGCTGACCGACCGGCGGTACATCACCTGCGACATTGACGAAGATGCCGTCTGGATTGCGCGGCAACGGTTGCGGCAGGTTTCGAGATGACGCGCGCCTATGGCGGCCTTGTCGCGTGTCCGCATTGCGGCCGCTGCCACACCGCCGAGACGGCGCTCGAACGCTGGATTCGGAACGAACGACGGCTGGACAGCGTCACCGAAGGCATCGTCCGTTTCGACTGCGACATCCTCCTGCACCGTTACAAGCTCTGCATCGACGGCAAGTCGTCTCGAGACATCCAGTGTTTGATGTTCATCGAGGCGAAAACGCACGACGCGGAACCGACGACGGCACAGCGCGACACGTTGTCGCTGATGTCGCAGGTGCTGCGCAATCGCCGCCGGAACATGCATCGGCCGAAACAAGGGCGCCATGCCACGAACCACGACCCGCTGACGCTGGCCTTTAGCTGGTGCCTGGGGCGCGACGTGCGGCTGAAGATGTTCGGCGGCCATCTGCTGCAACTGTCGGGCGACGACCCGGCGACGAGTGCCCGGCTGGCCTGGGATCGGCGGCCGATCACGGCTGACGACCTAGTGTCGCTCTTACGGTTTGAACTGGACCCCGATTCCCTGACGCCTATTGACTGGCGCCGCCGCTATCGGACGTTTGAGGCGCCGCCGTTATTGGCCGGTGTGTAGGAGGAGGCATGGGCCTCTCAGCACTGTGGTGGTGGATCGACCGCTGGCGCAAGTCGTCCGCGTTCATGAACATGAATTTGGAACAACAAGGTGCCTACCGGAACCTCCTCGACGAGGCGACGTTACGCGGCGGCGCGCTGCCAAATGACCAACGAATCTTGGCGAAAGCGAGTGGCGACGCCACTCGATGGCGCAAAGTGAAGCCACAAATCATGCGTCATTTTGAACTCAAATCGGACGGGTTTTGGCACAACGAAACGCTCGATAAAGTGCTGGCCGAATCGCACCGCAGGGCCGAAAAACAACGCGAATATCGATCTCGCGTTACCGCTCCCGTTACCACCGCTGTTACCGGTAACAACGGGCGACCTCCTATATCCGTATCCGTATCCGGATCTAGAACTAAGAAGAAGAGCGGCGCGAACGCGCCGCGTCGGAATAGCGTCTGCCCCCATACGCCCCGCTGTGCGACCTGGACCGAATGTACCGCCCTGATTGTGGACGAAGGCCGACGAACGAAGGCGGCCAAGTCGTGACGCTGAAACGCTATAGCGCGAAGCGCGACGGCAACGAAGCGCCCATCGTCCAGTGCTTGCGCAAGTGCGGCGCCCTGGTGCAACCGCTCAGCCTGCCCGGCATGCCCGACCTGCTGATCGCCTACCGCGGCAAGGTGCTGCTGCTGGAAATCAAACAACCCAAGGGCGGCAAGCTCACCGCGGCGCAACGGAAGGCGGCGCTGCTCGGCTGGCCGGTCGTCACCGTCTACTCGATTGCGGAAGCCCTGGCGCTGATCGGCGCCGAGAACAGCCGATGATGCCCGACACGGTGTACCTAATCTGGAGCATCGAACACAGCGCCTGGTGGCGTGCGGATCGCCGAGGCTACACGCGGCATCTCGACGAAGCCGGGCGCTACCCGCACGCCGACGCGCTCGACATCCTCGACGACGCCAACGGGCAAGGGCGCCTGTGTCACGAATGCTTGATTCCGGTCTTCTGCGTGGAACCATGAAACCTAGCAGGAATCGAGAGGCCACGATTAAGGCGTTTCAAGATGCGCTCGGTGATCTTTACGCTGCGTGTGGAACCTTCGGGTTAGCGAACATGGCCGCGTGCAGGGACGTGGTGTATACCGCACAGGCCGAGATCGAGAATCGGTACTGTGCCTTTGATCCGACGAGTTATCGAACGTGGATGCATCGGTTCTATCGCGAGTACGACGCCGGTAAAGCTGAACCTTGCGATGCGTGGGTCGAGGGCGAGTATGGCGAATGGGATGAAGCCTGAATGCCGAACTACCCGCCCCGGGCCTGCCACTGTGGCCGCGTCGGCTGCGCCGGGCATCGTGCCCCACGTCCCGCCTGGCAGGGTGCCCATCCGCCCCGCATCCGTGGATGGAAACTGCAACAACTGCGCGCGCGCTTACGTCAACGTCAACCCTTGTGCGTGGTGTGTGAATCACACGGCATCGTGCGGGCCTCGACCATTCGCGATCACATCGTCCCACTCGCCGAAGGCGGCCTCGATGTTGACTCCAACACACAAGCGTTGTGTCGCGACTGTCACGATGCGAAAACACGAATCGAATCGCACCGCGGACGATGGGGGCGCGGATCAAGGTTCGCGCCAACTCGCCCGAAACTGGCTTAGGCAGTGACGTGCGGCTGATGCCTAGCTGACCCATGCCACAAGGACCATTCATCCCGAAGAAACTGGACGGGCGCGGGGGCTGGAACCGGAAGGCCCCCACCCGGCTCCAGGGGGCGACCGGAAAAGCGGCGCCGCCGGAAGATGCGCTGCGGTTCATCAACCGGCTGACGCACACGAAAGGCGCGGCGGCGGGGGAGACGTTCCAGTTGCGGCCGTGGCAGACGCGAATCGTCAAACAGATTTTTAAAAAGCGGAAGGATGGGTTGCGGCAGTACCGGACGGTGTTGCTGATGTTGCCGCGGAAGAACGGGAAGACGGAGCTGGCGGCGGCGATTGCGTTGTATGGCCTGGTGGCGGATGGCGAGACGGGCGCCGAGGTGTACGCGGCGGCGGCGGATCGGGACCAGGCGTCGTTGGTGTTCGGCGTGTCGGCGCAGATGATTCGGAACGACCCGCAGCTCGACGGCGACTGCTACATCGTCGATTCGTACAAGCGGATCGTGCATCGACCGAGCGGGAGTTTTTACCGCGCCATCTCGGCCGAGGCCTATTCGAAATTTGGGTTCAACGCGTCGGTCGTGGTGTATGACGAGCTGCACGCGGCGCAGAGTCGCGAGCTGTTCGATGTGCTGGCGACGTCGATGGGCGCGCGGCGGCAACCGTTGATGATCATCATCACGACCGCGGGCTACGACCGGCATTCGATTCTGTGGGAGCTGTACTCGCATGCGTTGAAGGTGCGCGAGAACCCGTCAATGGACCCGACGTTCCTCCCGCTGATTTTCGAGGCGCCGGAGGGCGCGGACTGGACGAGCGAGGCGGTCTGGAAAAAAGCCAACCCGGCGCTGGGGGATTTTCGCTCGATCGAAGAGATGCGGATCGCGTGTCAGCGCGCGAAAGAGATCCCGGCGCAAGAGAATAACTTTCGGCGCATGTATTTGAACCAGTGGACGGAGCAGGCGTCGCGCTGGATTGCGCTGGCGGATTGGGATGCGTGCCGCAAGCCGCCGCCGGATCTGCGCGGCCGCCGCTGCTATGTCGGGATGGATCTCAGCTCGACGAAAGACTTGTCGGCGCTGGTCGCGGTGTTTCCCGACGAGCACGGCCCCGGGTTCGACGTGCGGCCGCAATTTTTCATTCCCCAGGACAACCTCGTCGAACGGGTCCGGCGCGACCGCGTGCCGTACGACCAGTGGTTGCGCGACGAGTCGCTGATCGCGACGCCGGGGAACGTCATCGACTATGAACGGATTCGCGTGACGCTGCGCGAGTGGGCGGCGACCTACGACGTGCGCGAACTGGCGTTCGACCCGTGGAATGCGACCGACCTGGTCACGCGGCTGATGGAGCAGGACGGGATTCCCTGCGTGGCGATGCGGCAGGGATTCGCGGCGCTGTCGGCGCCGACCAAGTCGCTGGAGCAGATGATCCTGTCGAAACGGTTGCGGCATGACGGGCATCCGGTGTTGCGGTGGAACATCTCGAATATCGCGGTCGAGACGGACGCGACGGGCAACCTGCGCCTGTCGAAGAAAGTTTCCACGGAACGCATTGACGGGGCGGCCGCGCTGGTGATGGCGATCGCGCGGCTCGACGCCAACGCGGGCGTCGCGGTGCCGGAGTATTCCGTAACGGTCGTGTGACGTTCGGAGGCTCCGAACGTTCGGTTGCCAGGAGGCGGGGCATGGAGACTCCGAAGCGTCGCGTCGGCCGCCCGTACGTCGACGGCGAAGAACCGGCCGTGCAAGTCCAGTTATCGCTCTCGGCGAAACGGCTGGAGGAGCTGCGCATTGAGGCGCAGACGCAGCGCGTCACGCTCTCGGACTGGCTGCGCCGGTTGCTCGCCCGGCGCGACTGACCCGAATATTTAATTAAAAAATCGACATCTCGGCCATTCCCCCGTACGGTTAACGGCCAACATGGCCGACGTCCTGCACGCGACCGCGACCCTCGACATCAAGGCGGATGCGACGTGCCGCACGCTCAGCGGCATCGCGGCGACGCCCACCCTCGACCGGCAAAACAGCATCTACGACGTGGATGGCGCCGTGTTCACCAACCCGGTGCCGCTGCTGTTGCATCACGACCAGGAACGCCCCATCGGTTCGGCGGTGCTCACCAAGGTCGGCAACGCGATCCACTTCGAGGCGACACTCGCCGATGTCGACGAGCCGTACCTCACCAAAGCGAAACAGCACATTCGGAGCGGGCTGCTGAAAGCCGTGTCGATTGGCTTTCATCCGCTCGCCGACGGCCTGGAATACCTCAAGGGCGGCATCCTCAAAATTGTCAAAAGCGAAATCTGCGAACTGTCATTGGTGACGGTCCCCGCGAATCGCGACGCGACCATTCTGCGCATCAAGTCGGCCGACGTCGTCGGCCATTCAGGAGTCAAGCCGATGAAACCGACGACTGCCGAACACATTCAGAATCTCGAGAACAAGCGCGCCGCCCTCGCCGCCCGGATGACCGGCATCATGGAAGCCGCCGCCGGTGAGGGGCAGACCCTCGAAACGGAGCAGGCGACGGAACACGACGGCCTGACCGTGCAGGTCAAGAGCATCGACGCCGACCTGCAACGCTGGCGCGATCACGAGAAGCTGCAAATCTCGACGGCGACGCCGGTGCCGACCGTCGTGACGCCGACCACGACATCGCCGTACGCGACCGTCTCGGTGCGCGCGAACGTGCCGATCGGGACGCAGTTCGTGCGCGCCGCGTGTGCGCGCCTGATGGATCGCAGCGGCATGCTGCCGACTGGCGTCAATGCGATCACCTACGCGCAGGATCGGTGGAAGGACACGCCGGAAGTCGCGCTGTATCTCAAGGCCGCCATCGCACCGGGCACCGTCACCGATGCGACCTGGGCGCAACCGTTGGTGAATCAGAACATCGCGAACGACTTCATCGCCCTGTTGCGGCCCGCGACCATTCTCGGCAAGGTGCCCGGCCTGCGTGAAGTCCCGTTCAATACCAAAGTTCCGGCGCAGAGTGCGGGCGGGACGTACGGATGGGTCGGGGAAGCGAAGCCGAAGCCGGTGACCAAACTGGCGTTTACGTCGACGTCGCTCGGCGTCTCGAAAGCCGCGGGCATCATCGTCCTGACGAAGGAACTGATCATGCTCTCGAATCCCTCAGCCGAGGCGCTCGTCCGCCAGGACATGGTCGCGGGCATTGCGCAGTTCCTCGATGCGCAGTTCATCGATCCCGCCGTCGCCGCCGTGGCTGGTGTGAACCCGGCGTCGATCACGAACGGGGCGCCGACCGCGGCGGCGACCACCAACCCCATGGCCGACATCATGGGCCTGATCTCCCACTTCGCGACGAACAACATCGCGGTCGACGGCGTCACGTTCATCCTGTCCGCGGCGAACGCGCTGTCGCTGTCGTTCCGCAGCAATCTCGACGGCTCGCCGCAGTATCCCGGCGTGACGGTCGCGGGCGGGAACTACAAAGGCTTGACGTTCATCACCAGCCAGGCCGCAGGCGGCAACGTCATCGCGCTCCAGCCGTCGCTAGTGCTCTACGCGGATGGCGGCATCGAGATCGACGCCTCGCAGGAAGCGTCATTGCAGATGGACAGCGCGCCCGCGTCCCCGGCCGACGCCACGACCGTGTACGTCTCGCTGTGGCAGACCAACAGCGTCGGCCTGCGCGCGGAACGGTTCGTCAACTGGGCGAAGGCCAACGCGAACGCCGTGAAATATCTCACCGCGACGGCATGGCCCGCGCCCACGGGCGCGAGCGCGATGGGCGAGGCCGCGGCGCCGCCGCTCCGTAACGGCGGAAAGTAGGGCGCGCCCGTGCGCGTGCTCGGCTACGAGCTGTCGCTCTCGAAGGTGGCGAGCGCCGCGCCGGTGTCGACGGGGCGTGACGGCTGGTGGCCGATCATCCGCGAGCCGTATACCGGCGCGTGGCAGCGCAACGAGTCGATCACGGCGCAAGCGGCGCTGGGCAATCCGAGTGTGTTCGGGTGCGTCTCGGCGATCAGCGCCGACATCGCCAAGATCGCGCCGCCGCTCCTGCTCGAAGCGGACGACGACGGGTTCTGGACCGAGACGACGAACTCGGCCTATACGCCCGTCTTGCGGACGCCGAACCGCTACCAGACCGCGCAGCAGTTCCATGAGCAAGTCGTGCTCGGGTTGCTGCTCCACGGCAATGCGTATCTGCTGAAGACCCGCGACGCGCGCGGCGTGGTTGATGCGCTCTACGCGCTCGACCCCGCGCGCGTCAAGGTGCTCGTCGCCCCGGACGGCAGCGTGTATTACGAGCTGCAACCCAACGACCTGGCGGGCATCGTCCCGGCCGACACGCCGATGATTGCGCCCGCGCGGGAGATCATCCACGTTCGTATCAACTGCTTCTTCCATCAGTTGATGGGCGTGTCGCCGCTCTACGCCGTGGCGGGCGCGGTGTCGCAAGCGCAGGCCATCGAGTCGAGCAGTACCGGGTTTTTCGCGAATGGCGGCCGCTCGCCGTTTGCGCTCGTCGCGCCGACCAAGCTGGACCCACTCTCAGCGGAACGGGTGAAAGACCAAGCGATCAAGTTTAAGAGTAGCGGCACGATGATCCTGGAACTCGGGATGCAAATCGTGCCGATGCCGACGTCGGCCGCCGACACGCAGTTGATCGCACAACTCGGGTGGACCGAGGAAACGATCGCGAAGTGTTTTCGGTATCCGATCTCGCTGCTGAACTCGGCGAAGCAGCCGCCCTATGCGAATGCCGAGGCCTCGCAACTGCAATACAAGTCCTGCCTCGAGCCGTACATGGTCAGCATCGCGAACGGGCTGACGGCGGGCCTCGAGCTGCCGCTCTACCTCAAGGTCGAATTCGACGACACGCTCCTGAGCTGGATGGACACCGCGACACGGACGAAGGCGGCGCAAACCGCGATCGTCTCCGGCATGTCGCCCAACGAAGTCCGGTACACGTATTACGGCCTCGGGCCGGTGCCGGGCGGGGAGCTGCCGTACCTGCAGCAGCAGAATTGGCCAGTGTCGCAGCTCGCCGATCGGACGCCCACGCCGCCGCCGGTCCCGCCGACCGAGGAAGCCATCGCCGCGACGGTCGGCGATCTCGCCGAGGAGTCATGACGCTCGAGTTTTCGCGTGTCGTCATTACGACGCCCTTGGTGACGCTGGTCGAGGCGAAGCTACAGTTGCACATCACCGATGCCCTGCACGACACGGACGTGACGGCGCAGCGCGACGCCGCGCAGGATGCGATCGTCGCCTACCTGACGACGGCCGCCGACGCGACGTGGACCGACGTGACGGCGCCGCGGCCGGTGAAACAGGCGATCAAACTCCTGATGACGCACTACTACGAACATCGCGGCGACGCGATGGATCAGACCGACCCGGCCATCTGGCAGGCCGTCTATGCGCTGCTGTCGATGTACCGCGATCCGACGGTGGTGGCGTGACATGCGCGAGATTGGCCAACTCCGCCACGCCTTGACGCTGCAGAGCCCTGGCGTCGAAGTCCCGGACGGCCGGGGCGGGTGGACGGCGACCCCGGTGCCGATCGCGGACGTGCCCGGCGAAGTCGTGCCCGCGACGGCGGGCCGCATGGAACAAGCCATCGGCGCCGCGATGCAAGCGTCGGCCTCGCACATCGTCACGATCCGGCATCTCGCGGGCGTCACCGTCAAGTCGACGATCGTGTTTCACGACAGCGGCCGCGATCGCCGCTTTACGGTCAGCGGCGTCAGCGATCCCGACGAGCGGCACCAGTACCTCGTGCTGGCGTGCGAGGAGGTGCTATGAACGTCCGCGTCCTCCTGCAGGGGACCGACGACCTGCGAAACGCGCTCGCGCAACTCCCGGCCGCGCTCAACCGCGACGCCCGCGCAATTGTCCAACAGGCGGCGCACGAGACAGCCCGCCAGGCGCGGGCCGCCAATAAGGACCGGAGCGGGGCGCTCGACAAAGGCATCACCGTGAAGGTCACGAACACGTCCACGACGGTGACGGCCAAAGTTCGCAGCGGCGCCAAGCACGCCGCGATGTGGGAGTACGGGAGCCGCCCGCACCGCCGCACGAACAAGAACGCGAACCGCGGCCGGATGCCGGATCACGGCGGGGCGGGCCTCATCAATGCGTCGATCCGCGAACGCGCGATCATGACCGCGCAGCTCATCGCGCTCGTGCGCAACGCGGGCTTCACGGTGTCGGGATGAGCGATTCCAGTGCCCTGGACATGGCCCTCGTGACCGCGCTGACCGACGCCACGCTGCAGACGCTGCTCCCGGACGGCATCTGGTGGAGTGTCGCGCCGCAAGGTCGGACCAAGTTTGTCGCGATCGAGCTGGCGAGCGCAGTCGACACCTACGAGGAAAACCGGGCGGCGTTCGAGCATCCGATTTACCGCATCGAGGCGGTCGCGAAAGAGTCGACGCCCGCGACCGTCGACGCCGCCGCGGATCGGATTCGTGTCGTGATGGGCGGCGCCCTGACCGCGGTCGGCTATCACCTGGTGCGCGTGCAACGGCTGGAGCGCGTCAAACACGGCGAACCCGATCCGAACGATGCCGCGGTCGTGTGGCAGTACCACGGCGGCCTCTACGAAGTCCTGGCGGAGCCGGTCTGATGCATCCCGCCGCGTATCGCTTTGTTGCCTCGATCGTCAGCGCCGGACAGGTGCCGCCTGGGCCGGTCGTCGAACTCGGCGGCCGCGACGTCAACGGCTCGATCCGGTCGCTGTTCTGGTCGCCCTATGTCAGCGTCGACGTTGAGCCGGGACCGGGCGTCGATGTCGTGGCCGATGCCGCCGTGTATCAACCGCCGGTCGCGCCCGCCTGCGTCGTCTGCTGCGAAGTGCTCGAGCACGCCGTGACGGCGCCCGTCATCGTCTCGAATGCGGGCGCGATGCTGCAGCCGGGCGGCCTGCTGATCGTCACCGCGGCGGGCGCGGGCCGGGCGCCACACTCCGCCGTCGATGGCGGCCCGCTGCGGCCCGGCGAGTACTACCGCAACGTCGAGGCAAACGATCTGCTGGGCTGGCTCGCCGGGTTCGATCAGGTGCGGGTCACGACCAACCGATCGGCGGGCGACATCTACGCGACCGCGAGGAAGCCGCGGTGAAGATCCTGCTCGTGCATCCCGGCGCCTCGTGGTCGACGGCCGACGTCGAGGCCGGGCTACGTGACGGCCTCGAGGAACACGGCGTCGAGGTGATTCGCTACCGGCTCGACGGCCGCATCGAACGGGCCGCGAGCTGGCTGAAGGCCGCCTGGCGCAAGGCGGCGAAAGCCGACCCGGCGATCAGCCGCCCGACCCCGGCGGATATCTGCTACCTCGCCTCGACCGACGCGCTGGCGATGGCGCTGCGGCACCAGGTCGATCTCGTGCTCGTCGTCTCGGCGATGTTCTTCCATCCCGACGTCGTCATCCTGCTGCAGCGGGCCGGGCTGCGCGTCGCCGCGCTCTTCACTGAATCGCCCTACGACCTCGCCAACGAAGTCGCTTTGGCGCGACACGTCGACCGGTGCTGGACGAATGAACGGGCGACGGTCGGCGCGTTCGCCAACGGGTCGTACCTCCCGCACGGCTGGCACCCCCGACACCATCGGCCTGGCCTCCAGCCGGGCGATACGGACCAGCCCGCGCATGACGTCGTGTTCGTCGGGTCGGCGTTTCCTGAGCGCGTCGCGTGGCTGGAGGCGGTGGACTGGACCGGGATCGATCTCGGCCTGTACGGCCACTGGGAGGCCTTGGCGAGGCGTTCACCGCTCCGCCCGTTCGTGAAGGGCGGCACGGTGCCGAACCCGGTCGCCGCGGCGCTCTATCGGCGCGCGGCGATCGGGCTCAACCTCTACCGCCACGCCGACGGCGCCGAGTCGCTCAACCCGCGGGCGTACGAGCTGGCGGCGTGCGGCGTCTTTCACCTGAGCGACGCCCGCGCCGAAATCGCCGAGGTGTTCGGCCCGCTGGTGCCGATCCTCGACCGGCCGGAAGACGCCGGGCGCCAGATCGAGTACTGGCTGGCGAACCCCACCCTGCGCGCCCAGGTCGCGGCGCAACTACCGGCGTGTGTCGCGTCGTCCACCTGGACGGCCCGCGCGGCCACTGTGCTCGCAGACTGTCGAGCCTTTCTTCAGGAGTCAGACCATGCCGAAGTACGCCGGAAAAGACGGAGTCGTCTACATGTCGACGAGCGCGTCAGGGACCGCGACCGTAATTTGTTTAAGCAAATGGTCCCTGGATATGGCGACAGAGAAAATCGAGACAACGAGTTTTTGTGACTCCAACCGCACCTACGTCGCCTCGATGAAGGATCTGACCGGAACGCTCTCCGGCTTTTGGGATGCGGCCGACGATAAGCTGTTTCTCGCGGCCGACTCGGTCGACGGCTGCAAGCTGTATCTCTACCCGACCAAGAACGTCCCGACCAAGTACTGGTACGGCCCGGCCTGGCTCGATGCGTCGATCGAGGTCGACATCGCGGGCGCGATCACGATCGAAGGGAACTTCAACGCCAACGGGAGCTGGGGTCGGTTGTGAAGTACGGCGGGCTAGTGGCCGAGGTGCGCTGGGTGTATTACACCGCGGCGACCCTCGGCCGCTGGACGCTCGAAGGCGACGTCTTCTCCGGGCGCGTCGTCGCGGCAGACGCCTATCGCCTGCAGCAACGCCCGCTCACCGTGCGCATTCCGAAACAGGGGCGGCCGTGGGAGTGGCCGATCGCGGACGTCGCGATCGTCGGCGATCACCTCACCGGCCACGTCACCGTCACCGATCAGGTGCCCGTATGAGTCGCTGTCGCTTCGTCCAACCGAAGATCGTCCGCCTGCCGCTGACCGACGGCGAGTGGATCGACGTCAAACGTGAATTGTCGTACGGCGAACAAACCGACATGTACGCCGCGATGCGGAAACAGTTCGGCGCCGGGACCGTGCCGGTGCTCGACCTGACGCTGATCGGCCGGGCGCGCATGGGCGCGTACCTGCTCGCCTGGTCGCTGGTCGACGCCGAGGGGACACCCGTCCCGGTGAGTCCGGCCGCCATCAACAACCTCGACGCCGACACCGCCCGTGAAATCGCCGCCGCGCTGGAAGCGCACGACGAGGCGTTAGCCGAGGAAAAAAAACAGTTGACCGCACCCGTCTCCGCAACGAACTCGTGATGTGCCGCTATATGGGCGGCTGGACGCTCGACGAGCTGCGCGGCCTGGCCCCCGAGGAAGTCGACGAACTGTTCCAGATGATCCAGACCGATGCCCGTTAACGCGACGTTCACCGCGGATTTCTCGAGCTTCCTGAAAGCCATCGACCAGGCCGAAGTCGCGCTCGTCGACTTTGGCAAGGGCGCGTCGACGGTTGAGAAAAAACTCAACAGCATGGTCGACAACTTCAGCGGCCGCAAGGTGATTCAGGAAGCGATGCTGCTCGAGAAGGCGCTCGGCGGCGTCGAGGGCGTCGCCAAGCTGACCGACAAAGAGATCGCCAAGCTGGGCGCCACATCGAATGAAGCCGCCGAGAAGATGCGGAAGCTCGGGATCGACGTGCCGCCCGGCATCCAGGCGATTGCCGACGCGACCAAGCAAGCCGATCAAGCGACGGTCAGCTTCGAGGATGCGATCGGCTTGGCGACGACCGCGCTCAGCGCGTTCGGCGTCAGCCTCAGCGTTGAGGCCGTGATCGGGTTCGTCAAGGGCCTGGCCGACGGGGCCGCCGCGCTGGGCGATCTCTCGACCGCGTCCGGCATCTCGACCGACGACTTACAGAAGTTGGGCTATGTCGGCGCGGGCGTCGGCGCGACGACGGAGCAGATGGCCAAGGGCGTCAGCGAATTTTCGCAGGCGTTGATGAGCGGCAAACTCGATCAGCAGATTGCCGGGATCGGCCTCAGCGTCGAGAACCTCAAAGCCGCCGGACCCGCGGAAGCCTTCCTGCAATGGGGCGAAGCCGTCGCCACGGTGCAAGACCCGATGTTGCGTACGACCCTGGAATCGCAGGCGCTCGGCGACAAGCTCGCGAACACCCTCTCGCCGTCGCTGAAGAACCTGCGCACCGACATGAACAACGTTCCGAAGGATGCGCTGATTTCCAAAGACGCGATTCAGTCCGTCAATGATCTAGAAGGCGCGCTCGGCAAAGCCGAGATCCGCCTGAAGGGCATGGTCACGCAAGCGATCTTCGAAAAGCTCGTGAAAGAGGGGGCACCGGTTGTTGCGCTGTGGGGGCTGCTGACCGGCGCGACCAAGGCGCACGCCGAGGCCATCGACATCGTGTTGCCGAAGGAAGAGAAACAGATCGACAACGCGACCTACATGAAAAAGATTCTCAACGATCTGCGGACCCAGGCCTTGGAGCCGCTGACCGACACGCAGAAAGCGCAGATCCGCGAACTCGACGCGTTTAATCAGTTGACCGACGAGAACATCAAGCTGACCGGCGCGAGTGTCGCCGCGGCGAAGCTCTTGATCGAAGCCGACAAGGCGCAGATCGAAGAGATGAAACGGCGCAACACCGAGGCGGAAAAGTACGCCGACATCATCAACAACATCGTGTTGAAGGCAACCGCCGACACGATCAAACTCGAAAAGCAACGCGCCGCCGAACGCGCCGCGGCGAGTGCGCTGATGGACGAAGCCATCAAGGCGGAGCTGGCCGCGGAGACGGCGCTCAACGCGCAATACGGCCTCAACGCGATGGGCGTCCAGCAGATGACCGGCGCGTACGAGGCCTACACCGTCGCCATCGAAGCCCTGAACAAGGAAAAGGAAAAAGGCTTGCCCACGGCGGACCGGGAAGCCCTGCTCAATAAGACGCTGACCGACGACCTGCTCAAGGAAGCCGAAGCGACCGACAAGGCGACCCAAGCCTTTTGGAAAGCCCGCGACGCCGTGAAAGCCAAAGGCGACGAAATCGAGCAGACCACGCAGAAGGTCGGCGTCTATAAACAGCAACTTCACGATCTGGTGTCGGACCCGTCGCTGGCGGCGTTCTTCGGCGGCACCGCGCAAGGCGCGGCCGCGAACACCTTGTACAGCGGCGGCCAGGCGGGGATTACGCCGCAGATGGCGGCGGCGATGGCCGCGGGCCAATTTATCCAGATGGCCGGTGTCGGCGCGGTCGGCCTCCAGAAACGCGCGGCGGGCGGCCCGGTCAGCGCGGGGCAGCCGTACCTCGTCGGCGAGGAAGGCCCGGAACTCTTCGTCCCCGGTCAGAGCGGCACCGTCGCCGCGAATGGTGCAGGCGTCACCGTCAACAACGTGTTCCACATCGTCGACACCGAAGCCAACATTGCGCGTCGCGTCAGTGACCAGATCACCAAGGCCGTCCTGCAGGGGCGGCAGATGGCGAGCTGATGGCGACGACCGCGGCCGTCCTCGGCAACGCCCGGCTGAATAACTTCCGGTTGAACTATCTGCCCGCGCCGGTCAAGCCGCTGCGCAAGACGCGCGTCTTCCTGTGGATCAACGGCGTCCCGGTGTGCTATCGCCGCGGCTCCATGACGATTCGCGATGCGCTCAACGATGTCCCGAATACCTGCACGTTCGAGCTGTTCGCGCCGACCCCGGCGCCGCAGAGTGGCGCCCGTGTCCGCGTGACGATCGACAGTGACGTCCAGCGGCAGCTGTTCGTCGGCGCCATTCAGACCGACCGCGTCACCTTTGCCGGGCAGGTGCAACACGACGTCCATCCGTACACGGCGATCGACGACACCTGGCTCGCGAATCGGCGGCGGCCGTTTGGGGTCTGGCCGAACGTGTCAGCGTCCACCATCGTGACCGACCTCGTCCAGCTCTGGGCCGCGCCGTTCACGGCGACGCATGTTCAACCCGGGTTACCGCCCGTGTCGCTGGCGCTCGATGGGACGTCGACGCTCAACGATGCGCTCCGACAAGTGGCGCGACTCGTCGGCGCGTATTTCTACTGGGAAGATTACGATCTGCATTTCTTCCAGGAAGACCAGACCGACCCGCCCGGCCCCGTGACGACCGGCACCTTCCTACACGAGCCGCCGATCACGCGCACCAGCGACGACAGCCAGATCCGGACACGCATCCTCGGCATCGGCGGGGGCGCGGCGGTCGTCACCGATATCGCGGCCGGGGAAACGATCCTGCCGCTTGAGCGTGTCGAAGATGCGGCCTACTTCGCGCCGGGCGGCGGCACCGCGCTGATTGCGCAGCGGCCGGACTTGCCGCCGACCGACCCGCTCCCGTATACCGGGACGTTCATTCCGCCCCGCGGCGGCGCCGTGGTCGGGCCGGGGATCGCCCCGACGACCGCGCCGACGATCTTCGCGATTGTCGGCGCCGGGTTGGCGTTGGGCAGCTATAAGTACGCGTACAGTTGGGGCACCGGCACGGGCGAAACGGTGCCGAGTCCGCTCACGACGCTGACGTTGTCGCCGGGCGGCGTGCCCAATCCGACCGCGCCGCTGACGCTGCGCAATGAAGCGACCGGGAGTCCGCTCGCGCCGTACATCAGCGGCAATCAGCCGATCGGGCAACTCCAAAGCTATACGTATTCCTACAGTACCAAGACCAGCTACGTCGACAATTCCGAGACGACGCTGCTCTGTCCGAATACCGTAAACATCACGACCGTCAGCAATAACGATCCGCTGAATCCCTCGGCGTCGGCGAATGTGATCGTAACCGTGCCGTGCTCGACCGATGGGCGCGTGCGGACGATCTGGATTTGGCAGTGGACGGTTGCGGGCGGGAGTGTCTTCCACTCCCTGTCCATTGTTGACAACAAACCCGGCCAGCCGACCGTCAGTTACCGCAATGCGAGTTACGCCACGACCGGCACGCAGCCGGGGAGCAACACGACGCCCGTCGCCAATGCCGCGGCGATCGCGAACGTGCCGCTCGGCCCGGCCGGGACGACCGTGCGCTATGTCTATCGGACGGCGGTCAATGGCTCGGCGCTGAAACGGCAGCAAACGATCAGCAATAACACGACGGTCACGGGGGTCAACGACACGACGCCCGATGCCGCATTGGGCGTGCCGC